TTTGTAATCATCTTCTATTCTGCCTTTTCTTTTTTGTTTGTCTTTCCCTTTAGTACGTTTATCAAATCTTTCTTTGCGTTCAGCCTTACGATCCCAAGACATCCTCATTCTCCTCCATAAATTCTAAAAGCTTATCTTCATACCAGTTTGCTTTGTGCAAATCTTCAACTGGCTTACCTTTGTATCTGAACCTCCAACGATACTTCAAAGAGTTACCTCTTAAATATCCTGTATATTCTTCTGGTGATAGCATAGCTTCGATAGCATCAATACATTCAACAGCACCAGAATTATAATGACTAGGACTATTAACATTGTCATCAAGTTGTTTGGCTACATTAGCAATGTGATCAGTCTCATGATGATAAGGTTTACTAGATTTAAAAATATCTGTTTCCATTTTAGTATCTAAAGCATCAATACTTTCTTTATCTGTCATTCCATTTTTATTGTAGTTGTCTGGATCTTTCATCGCCTGTATTCTTTTACGATTGTACGCATCCCATTCTTGTGGTGATACATCATCAATACTAGCTCTGTTCATTCTTGCTCCTTTTGTTTAGCTTCTATGTTTATCCAAGAGTCAGGTATACTGTCTTCACTATACCACTTGAATCCGTTTTTCCAAGCCCATTCAGCATGAGATCTTTTAGTTCCATCCTTTCTTCTTTTAGCTGCTGGCATAGGTGCATTAGGTTCTGCAAATAAAAACACAAGTTCAACATCATCAGGTAAAACTTTCTTTATCCATATGTATTTACTATATTCAGAGTAATCCCAAAATCTACCTTTAGATTCTAGCAGTATTTTTTTACCGTCTATTGTCCTTACAAAATCTGGATGATACTTATGTTCAACTATGTAATCTACAGGTGTTTCATTGTGATGATCCCAATCAGAAAGTATACCTTGATGTAGTACATACTCCCAATTAGAATCATATCCTGTAACTAAATTCTTTTCTACAGGACGAGGTACTCTACGTTTTCGCTTACCTGATTTTACTTTCAAACTAAATACTTTCTATACAAGTTATTGAAGTCTGCATAAGTCATAGGTTTTATATCAACACCAGCCTTATGCATTTTCTTTAGTAATTTACAAACCCACTTGTAAGAGTAATTACTTAACCGTAAACTTTTACCAGCATAAAAGTACTGTTGGTCAGGTAAATATTCTTTTATATTTTTACGATTGATGTCAGCTTCTTCGTCAGGTAACAAAGAAAGTAGCCACCCTTTTAAGATGTCTTCTGCTTTTCTATGTATTCTTTTCATAGTTTTTTTATTCATAACTCCTCAACCTTTGGTTGTACTTTAACTTCAGTCAAGTATACAAGACCTTTAGAATATTTAAAGGTACGCAATCCTTGACCATCGTTTGAATCTTTGTGGCATTCGTACTTATAAGAACAATAAGCACATTGGCGCGGTAATTTCATATTACCTTTTGCACCTTCGGGGACAGGATCGTAACAAAAAGCAGGTGGCTTGTCAAGGGATATATCTGATTGTAAAGATTCTATACGATTCTTTATGTTTACTTTATCTAAACTATCAGGTTTATAAAAACAAAGTTCTCCACTATCTTTAGATACAACAAGGAAGCCTCCATTAGAAGTGCCTTCTGATTCTTCATAACCAGATAACTGTGCTAAATAACCAAAAGGATCGTCTTCAGCTACAGTTCCTTTTTGAAACTTATCAAAGGATATTCTAGAAGCAGTTTTTATATCTACTACCTCTCCATTTATTTTACAATCAATGTGTCCTTTAATGCCATCAACTTCTACTTCTTTTTGTTCATCTGTCACTTCATAATTTGCAACTCTTGCAAGCATTAATGCAATAGCTTCTAAAAGATGACCATATAAAAATCTTATTTGATTGGAAGGGGTAATGTTATTTTCGGTTGGGTTTTTATTTTCAAACCAAAGTTGTCGTGCAGGTCTGCCAACATTAGACATTCTTAGTGCAAAGTTTTTATTTCTTTCACTAGGTCGTGACCAGTTTATTAATGCTTCTTTAATATCTGAAACTGTCTTTTCTATGTTTTCATCAGACAAAGAGATAGGATTGCCTTCCGATAAAGGCTCTAAACTTTTGTATATATTATCTACAATATCTTCTAAATTATTAGAGTAAGCCAAGTTGTTCTCCTTTTGTTTCAAACATTGCATCTAAAATCTTTTGAGCATTATAACCAGTACACATAAACCATTCGCCTTTTCGCATATAATGTTTTTCTAATTCTGTATGGGCTAGTACTTCCGCTTCCCGCCTATCATAAGCACTATAGCATTTGATTAATTCGTAATCTCTATGGGGCGAAGATGTTTGATATTGTTTTAATCTATCTTCTGCATCTACAGCCATGCCTACTTTGCACCAGCTAGGGAAAGCAGGGTTACATATAACATATACCTGACCTTCTTTAACAGCATCATATCTTCTTTTGGTAGATATATAAATCAACCTTGCTATGGCTTTATTTAAACTTCCATATTTTTTTTTGTACCTATTAATGATGCGTCTTTCATCATAGCAAACCTTGCATTTATAATGTTTCTTTCCTACAAAAGAAGGATACCAATTATCTTCATTTAAAATAACTTTGCACTCAATACATTTCTTAGTGAGTTTCTGACCAGTTGTTCCCGACATTGTATTCTCCGTTTAATGGACAGTTAAGATTTAATAGTGAACCTGCATCTATTATAGCCTGTATGCCACGTTTACCTACTTCTTCGGCTTGATCTTCTCGAACTTCTACTTGCCATTCATCATGGACATTAGCTACAATCTTAGCATCAAGATCCTTTATGTATGATCTAAACAATACTAAAGCTTGTTTCATTACAATAGATCCTGCTCCTTGTAGTAATGTATTTAAAGCAGAATGCTCAGACCTTACAATTAATCTTCGACCATCTAATCCTTTGAGGAACTTCTTTGTTGCTGCTCTTGCAACTCTATCTTTAAGAGTTTTAAATGATGGTAAATTATCGAGGAACTGTTCTCTAATTCGTTTAGTATCTCTTGTGTTTTTTCCAAGAATTGTTGACAACTTTCTGTCTCTTGCACCGTAGCAAAGGGCATAGATGAAAGTCTTAGCCTTATCTCTTGATTCAAGTCCCGCAAGTCTTTGATTAGCCGAGTGGACATCTCCGTTAATGACTTCATTTGTATACTCCTCATCGTTCATATAGTGTGCAAGCATTCTAAGCTCAAGACTAGAAGCATCAATACCTACAAGTTTATATCCTTTAGGTACAGTCCAACATGATCTACATTGAGTACCATACTCAACTCTAGTGCTAGGTAGTTGACCAGTGTTAGGATTAGAATGAGTCATGCGTCCTGTAATCGTACCATTAGGATTCACAAACCCATGTATTCTATCATCTTTCAATTCTTTTAGCCATGATTTTATTTGTGCTATTCGCTTTTGTAACATTAAAAACCTAGCAATAAGTTGAGCTTGTGGTATGTTTTTTATGTTAGTAAGCGTACCTTCATCAACTATAGGCTGTCCTGTAGGTGTAAACTTTTTAGGCTTCCACCCAAAGTCTTGTAGGTATTCTCCTATTTGTTTCCTTGATCCAAGATTAAACTCTGTTTGAATACATCTTTGTATTTTTTGTGGCTTTTCTATTTCTTTGTATTCATCGTCTGTTAATCTAAATCTTTTACCTAGCTCACGACAGGATGCAAACTTAGAAAGTTTACCGTTGTTATTATATATGGCACGTAAGGTATAAGTTTCTACTTTAGGTTTAAAAACTTTACGAACTTCTTTGATAACTTCATTCAAGTTTTCTTCTAATTCTGCAACAAGTAATGACGCTTTGCGTTCATCAAAAAGAAATCCATGCTCTCTTTGCTCACAGATAATCTTCAATACTTCATGTTCAAGATCTACTGATTGCCTAGAAAATCCTTTACTTTCTTTCTTTAAGTGATTGTAAACTCTAAAGTTTAGCATGACATCATTCTCACAATAGGTCAGCATTTCTTCTGAGTAGTTTTCAAAATCTTCAAACTCTATTTTATTATGTCCTAGTCGGTAGCCCCAAGATTCTAAACTGTGGCTACCTTCTCTTGTCGGATTAAACAATCTAGATAACACCAAAGTATCTGTCAGTTTTTTATCCCACAAATCTACACCTGTTAGATTTTTAACTACTGGAATATCAAATCCAATAATGTTATGACCTATTAGCTTATCTGCTTTTTGTAATAGTTCTATTCCTTGATCTATAGAATCAGGTTTAAAACTATGCATCACCTGATTGTCTACATCATATGCAGCTATACACCATATAGTTGTAGGATTAAGACTATCAGTTTCAATGTCAAACAGTAAATTCATGTAGGCTCCTAGAAAGGTATGTTATCAAAGTCATCATCCTCCTCATCTATTTCATCTTCGTATATCTCAGACAGTCTACCAGTTTCTGCATCATAAGACAACTGTGCAGCAACACCAACGTCACCAGTGTATCTTGATTTTAGAACAACCATCTTGGTTACATTAGCCTCTTCAACATTATCTGCCATTTGATTTCGAGATAGTGCAAGCACACAATCAGAAAGTTGAGCTATACTTTGACTACCTCTAAGGTGACTAAGGTTTATCTCAGCACCATTTTCATGCCCTCTGTTACCATCTATGCGTCTAGGATGAGCCACAAGTATAAGGCCAACTTCAGTTTCTTCAACTAAAGATCTAAGCCGTGTCATAATATTATCGATTGCTCGTCTTTCATCTCCTTCAGCCAACGAAGATACAAGCATATGTAAGTGATCCACGATTATCCATTTACAACCGCAACCAACAATCATAAACCTAAGCTTTGAAAATATTTCTTCAACATCATGTATACCTAAGTGAGCATGAACCCATACTCGATTCTCGTTCTCTCCAGTATACATTTTACCAAGGAATTCATCGAGCTGTTCTTTGGTATACTGTTCTCTGACTTGATCTATGTATAGCCTAGCATTAGCTTCGATAGAAATAATACCATCAACAGTCCTACGCCAAGACTCTTCAAGAGCCATGATGCCTACTGCATCTTTGGTATGTGAGATAAGCCAGTGTTCAATCTCTCTTGTAACTGTAGATTTACCAAGGCCAGTACCGCCTGTCAATGTGACTAGCTCACCTT